CAGAAAAAAGAGATTTCCAGAGGGTATAATGGATTTTGTTCGGGAATCGAGGAAAATGGTCTTGACACGACCAGCCCCGGAAAATACAAGTACGTTGTCCATGCCGAAACGAATGCACTATCTAATCTAGTAATAAAACCTAGCAGTGCTTCTCTATATTGCACTAGGATGCCATGTCTTAATTGTTCTAAATTGCTATGGCAAAATAATGTTAGAGAATGGTACATACCAAAATCTTGCATGAATTTTGAAAATGTACCATTGTCAGTTAAAAATTACTCAAAAGAAGAAGAACAGGTATTGCAGCTTCTACTAAGAAGTGGATTGAAAATTTCTTATGTTGATTTTGATATGGACAAATTCGTGCAATTTGCACAAGACAATAAAAAATACTTTTCTTACTTAGGATAAAAATGTCAATTAAAGCTTTACAAGACTACACCTTTGTTTCAAAATATGCAAGACATTTAAATGATAAAAAAAGAAGAGAAACTTGGTTTGAAACTGTAGATCGCGTTAAGAAAATGATGTTGGAAAAGTATGCTGATTTTCCAGATGTTCATGAAGATATTGAATGGGCTTATGAAATGATGCGCAAACGCCGCGCATTAGGTTCACAACGTGCCTTGCAATTCGGTGGTTCACCTATCCTCAAACATAATATGAGGATGTTCAACTGCATATCTAGCTTTTGCGACAGACCTCGATTTTTTCAAGAGTGCATGTACCTACTACTGTGTGGTTGTGGCACGGGTTTTTCAGTACAGAAGCATCATGTTAAAAATTTACCAACCCTAGTAAAGGAAAAGGCCGGTAGCAGAAAATGGATGATCCAAGATTCTATCGAGGGCTGGTCTGACGCTATTGGTGTTCTGGTTGGATCGTATTTTAATATCAAATCACCGCACTGGGATGACAATCTTCATCCCGCAGAAGATTATCTAGGTAAGAACATCTCTTTTGATTATTCTCTTATTAGAGAAGCGGGAACGCCACTATCTCATGGAGGTAAAGCTCCCGGTCCAGAACCTCTAAAAAACACATTAACTAAAATTAGAGAAATTCTAGATTCTGTAATTAAGAGCGGCAGAAGATTAAGTCCAATTAATTGTTATGATATTGTAATGCACAGTGCTGACGCTGTTATTTCAGGTGGCGTTAGAAGGTCTGCAACGATTGCAGTATTCTCTCCTGATGACAAGGAAATGGCACAGGCTAAAACCGGTAACTGGTTTGTAGAAAATCCGCAACGGGGTCGATCAAATAACTCAGCCTTACTGGTCCGTGACGAGACCACAAAAGAGCAATTTGCAGAACTTATGCAATCTGTCAAAGAGTTTGGTGAGCCAGGTTTTGTTTGGTCTGATAGTACAGAACTTCTTGTCAATCCATGCGTAGAGATTTCGTTCTGGCCTGTTTGTGAAGAGACTGGCAAGTCTGGTTGGCAGGCGTGCAATCTATCTACTATCAATTGCTCAAAAGTAAAGACTAAAGAAGATTTTTTTGAAGCCGCTAGAGCAGCAACGATTATTGGCACTTTACAGGCTGGTTTTACAGATGTTGGTTATCTAGAAGAAACCAGCAGGGCGATTATTGATAGAGAAGCACTTATTGGTGTTTCTATGACCGGTATCATGGAGCAGCATGAAATCTGTCTATCACCAACCATCCAAAAAGAAGCGGCGAAGATTGTAAAACAAGTTAACAAAGAGATAGCGAAGAAGATCGCTATCAATCAAGCTGCCAGATGCACCTGTGTGAAGCCGGAAGGGACGGCGAGTTGCATCTTGGGTACTTCCTCTGGAATTCACCCACACCACGCTAAACGGTACATCAGGCGTGTTCAGGCGAACAAGATGGAAGACATCTACAAGTACTTCCAGTCTATCAACCCTCGTGCCTGTGAGGAATCTGTCTGGTCTGCGAATGATACAGATGATGTAATTTCATTCTGTATCGAAGTTCCAGACGGATCAAAAACTAAGAATCAAATCAGTGCTATTGATCTACTTAAATCTGTGAAATCTACGCAGCAGAATTGGGTCATTGGCGGTACTAATAAAAATCTATGCACTCAACCTTGGTTAGTACACAATGTTAGCAATACAATTAATGTAACTGATGAAGAATGGGATGATGTAGAAGATTTCATCTACGACAACAGAAAATGGTTTTGTGGCATATCTCTTTTGCCAGTTACTGGAGACAAAGATTATCCACAAGCACCGTTTACGGCTGTTTACCTACCTAGTAAAGTAGTAAGCCATTATGGTGATGGTGCAATGTTTGTCAGTGGACTTATTGAAGTTGCTCTGAAACTTTGGGAAGATAATCTCTGGGCAGCTTGTGATTCATTACTTGGTATTGGTACTAAACCCAAAGGAGAAGCGAAACACGAATGGATCAAAAGATGTAAGAAATTTTCTGATAAATACTTTAACTCAGAAGTTAAAAAACTAACTTATTGCATGAAGGATGTCTACAATTATAAATTGTGGACGGAACTCAAAAGAGAATATGTAGATGTTGATTTTAAAAATGTTATCGAGGAAAATGATTCAACTAATTTCGAAGGTGAAAGTGCCTGCGCAGGGGGAAGCTGTTCCCTTGATAAATTTTAATATGTCACACGAATAACAAAACTATGAAGTTAAAAAATATTTTACTACTATCTTTAATTTTATGGTGCGGGGCGTGTTTATTAGTTCACGGCACAACTATAATATACTATTTATTAATACAGCTTGTAACAAGTGGTTTATTTACCTATGAGTTTTCTAAAATAGAAAAAAATGCCAAAAGAAGAATCGAATAGTTTAGTTTTTTGGAAAAATAAAGGAGCAAGACCTGTGTGGATTCCGCCAATAGAGGATTATATGGCTATTAAGGTTAAAAAACTTACAAGTACAGCAACTATACCAACGAAGTCTAGAAAAACTGATGCTGGATATGATTTATATGCAGATGAAGATATTGCGATTTATCCAGAAGACACAAAATTAATTAGCACTGGTATTGCCTTTGCAATTCCGGATGGTTATGCGGGACTAATTTGGGACAGATCTGGACTAGGTAGTAAAGGAATTCACCGTCACGCAGGAGTAGTAGATTCCAGTTATAGGGGGGAAGTGAAGGTCGCGTTATATAATGCTAGACCTGGACATATCAATTTTACAGACAATATATACTTTATAAGTAGAGGCGACAGGATTGCGCAGATTCTCTTCCAGAAAGTACCGCACTTCGATCTGGTAGAGACTGAGGAACTAGACGATACAGATCGTGGCTCATCAGGTTTTGGTTCATCAGGTAAATAATATGCGAAAAGAAAAAAGAGATCAAGAGGACTTTTTTGAAGGAGACAAAGTAAAATCACTAAGAGCAAAAACTAAGAACCAAAAGGCTTACATTCTCTCAATTCTAGAGAATGATATCACATTCTGTTTTGGTCCTAGTGGAACTGGCAAAAGTTTTGTAGCGGCAGGAATCGCGGCAGAACATCTAAATCACGATAAAACATCCCAGATTATTGTGACTAGACCGCTGGTTTGTGCAGGAAAGAATTTAGGTGCTGTTCCCGGCGAGGTCGATGACAAGGTAAAGCCTTATCTCAAACCTATGGAAGAGAATTTAAAATTCTTTTTGGGCAATAAAAGATTGAATAGACTTATCGAAGAGGATATAATAAAGTTTGAACCTCTTGAATTGATGAGGGGTGCTACTTTTCACAACTCATATATGATTTTAGACGAGGCTCAAAACTGTACTTTAGATCAAATAAAAATGTTCATCACCAGAATTGGAGAAAATAGTAAAGTAATTATAAATGGTGATATCAAACAAACTGACCTAAAAGACGGTAGTGGGTTAAGAATATGTATAAATAAATTAAATGATATAAATGGGGTTGGTATTTGTGAATTTAAACATAGTGATATACAACGTAATTCAATAATTAGTTCGATTCTCGTTGCGTTAGAAGATGAACAAGATATATCTTATCCGAGATGACCAAGGTAATCCTATAAAAACTTATAGAGGAACTTGGTGTTATAAAACATTAGGAACGGCGAAGTCTGCTGCTAAGAAGTATATAGAGAATAAAAACAAGAAACTTCCCAAAAACAAAAGACTATCATTCAATAGTATTAGAGTTATAGAATGCGAACTATTAAAAAGGGAGGAACATCCTATATAGTTTGGAGCTTTAATATTATGTGGTATTTAATTGGATTCATATCTGCAATTGATGTATACTATGCGATAAAATGGAGAGAAATGTTGCCGCAGATGGAAGAAAATCCATTCGGCAGGATGCTAATAAAACATGATGCGGATGATATATCACTATTTATGGGGTTAAAAGTCGCTGGAACCGTTTTAGTTTTGGGTTTTTTACAAAACTGGTTTTTACTATCAAAAAGAGAAGGCAGAATAAGAGCGAATAGAGTGACTATAGGTGTTTTCCTTTTTCAAATATGGTTATTTTTATATATGCACGACTATTTTGTGCCGAGGTCCCTAGATGCCAACTTATGATTACGGGTGTAATCACTGTGGATTTTTATGGCATGATATCAAACAAAGCATAAACGATCCACCAAAGAAAAAATGTCCAAAATGTTCCAAAATGACTCTTGACAGAATACTTTTTGGTGGTATTCATGTATTCACGAGAGGCGAGGCAACAACTCTAGGTCAGCTTGCCGAACAAAATACAAAAAAAATGGGCCATTATGAGTTGCAGGATAAGAGAGCGAAAACAAAAGAAGAAACAGATGGTGGATTAAAAAGATATAATGAAGAAATTAAGAAAATAGGAAAAATGAATGAATCACAAAAGCAAAGGTATATTGATAATGGATGAGTTTTTTAGACCGATCCAATATAATGAAATCTTTTATAATGACAAAGGTAAAGAATGCGTAGATAATGAGCATTGCTTTGCTAAAAAAATAGAAAAAGTCTCAGACCAGATCAACACGATAAGTCATTTTATACTTTGTAAAATGAATGTTATTATTGATCCTTGGGGTGAAGACTGCTCAAGAAGAAAAATAAGAGAAATGTCATTCAAGAAAGTGACTGAAGAATCTTTCAACTGTTATTTGAAATACCTAAAAACTAGAGAACAAAGATTTTTGACAATCGCTAGGAGAAAGCAATATGGCTAAAAAGAAAGCCGCAACTAGACATAGGATGACCAAGTTAGAAAAGTTTTATATAGACCATCATCCAGATTCAGATGCTAAAAGTCTAGCGATAGAGCTTGGTATACCAGAGGCTGTAATAGATCGATATCAAAAGAACATGAAAAGGCAACACAAAAAAGAAGAAGAACAAAAAGAGAAACCAACGACGACAGACGACTTTATGATTAAAAAAGAAGATTATGGTGTGGTTGTTATGACCGAGGCAGCATCACAACAGGGTGATGCATCTCGTGGCGCAGGTTTGAAAAGTAAATACTATAACAATGCAATCAAAAAAATACGATAGCCAGTTTGATGCTTTTTCTGAAAAAGAAGAACCAAAAATAACTGACGGCAATCGACTTTGTGAAAAAATATTTCAAAAAAGAGCTATTGTTAACAATGAAGGCAAACTACCAGACAAGTTTTGGAATCTCCCTAAGTACAAAGGACAGTACACAGGGCAAATAGTAGCTGCAAATAAATTGCTCCAAAAATACTCTATGTTGGCAATATCAAAAGCTATTGATTCTAAAGACGCTAAATATATTCTTTCATTTCGTAACAAGAAACTCGTACCAATTATTGAGAAATATCAAAAGGAAATTGATAACACTATTATTGAAAAATCAGATGAGAGTGTTAGGACAACCAGAAAGCCATTAGGCAAAAAGAATTTATTCTCAGAATTAGATTAAAGGCAAGAAGTTTTTATGAGTAAAGAAAAAGATAAGAAGCAGCTTGAATTTAAGAAGTTACTTAAAAATATGGGAAAGTGTGTAGTGACAGGTAGAGAAGTGTACGAAGAAAAGAAGAACTTAAAGACGTTAAAGATTAGTCCAGCGTTAGATTTTGCTCTTAATGGTGGTGTCCAAGAAGGTTCGTGGGTTACGGTGACTGGTCTTCCAAAGACTGGTAAGACGAGTTCCATGCTGCATTTAGCAGCAAACGCTCAAAAAGAAGGAAGAAAAGTAATTTATCTAGATGCTGAAGGAAGACTAAAAAGCCATAACTTAGATGGTATTGATGGTCTTGACATAGATGCCATAAAGGTGATCAGGTCTCCTGAAGACAAGATCCTAAGTGCTGAAGAATTCCTTAGTTTACTAGAAAAACTACTTCAAGAAAAAGAATATGAACAAGCAGTAGTTATCGTTGACTCAATGTCAAGTCTAATTCCATCCAGAGACTTGGATGAAATGGTTGACGGTGAGCGACGACCCGGATTGCCTAAGATTCTCTCTGATTTTACTAAGAGAATGGGTCAGGTTATTCCTAGAACTAGAGCTATTGTCGTTTTAATTGGTCACTTGATTACCAACACCAGTGGTTATGGTAAAAAGCATATTGCTGACGGTGGTATTAAAATTCAGTATCAAGCTGATACTGCGATAACTGTTAAAAAAAGTGATCCCTGGATGGTAGACGGTCAAAAGATCGGCCAGATCATCCTTTGGGAAATTGCGACATCTTCTTTAGGTGCTAGTGGGACTGAAGCCACCAGTTACTTTAGATACAACGAAGGTCTCGATGCCGTACAAGAGATTATTAATTTAGCAGAATCTTTTGATGTTGTTGATAAATCTGGCTCTTGGTATTCTCTTCCGTTTATGGAGAAGTATGACAAAGACTATCAAGAGAAAAATTACAAGTTCCAAGGTGTACCCAAACTCTACGATTTCTTAAAACAAAATGTAGAAGTTATGAAAAACCTTGAAACAGAATTGCAAGAATTTGTTGTATGAAAGTTACCGGCTTTGATGGGAGGGAACACGCCCTGACCTTTAAAAGGTTCATGGGGAACTCAAAACGAGATAATAAATCTTCCCATCATATTAGAGCTAGAGAGTTACTTTCTGAGTTGTTCCCGTATCAGAGGATATACGAAGAAGTAACTCTCCCCGGCTCTAAAACCATCTCTACTGGTCTGCTGTATGCAGACTTTCTTATTCCCAATAAATATATTATTGTGGAAGTTCATGGTAAGCAGCACTATGAATATTGCCCACACTTTCACAAAACAAAAGCTGACTTCATGAAATCTCGTAAAAGAGATAAAAAGAAGATCGAATGGTGTGAGTTGAACGATTTTACAATAATTGTGTTACCTTATAATAAAGAAGAACAATGGAAAAACTTGATCATAGGCTCGTTATAAGTGAAGAAGAAAAAGAACTTATTGCAAAGATTGAAAGCTTTATCAATCAGTATGAGATTGGTGGCAACTTGGGTTTAGTAAAACTAGATCCAGCAGTGTTCGAGTCTTTAAATATTGATAGGGCAACTATGGCAGAAATGTCTTCTGAAGATGTTTACCATAGTGCATACCTAATACAGTCCCACATTAGTCGTGTAATTACAGACAAGAATAGACACAAGGTAATATTCCAACAAATAGAGTCTGCCTACAAAGACGCAATTAATCACTATCTACCATCCATGACTTTTCCCGACTATACAAAATACGAATCAAAAGAACAAATGATTTGTGAAAAATACGAAACGGCATTTAAATTAAGAGAACTTATGAGAAAGGTGCATAGTGTGCTCGTCTTATACGATGATGTTATTGAACCATTCAGAAAAATGGCGGATACCTTAAACAATTTAGCGAGAACAAAATGAAATTACTACAAGGACTTCAAAAATTAAAAGAGGGTATTGAGACCAATAATACATCACTTATTGAAGAAGGGTATTTCTTATTAACTGATGAAAAGATTAGTTTTCGGTATGATCCAGAAACTGTAGAAAAAGTCTCAACACCAACAGAAACTTACACGCCTGAGCCAGAAAATGTGGAAATCCTAGAGATGGATTTCACAATGGATAAAAATAAAACAAATGCTGAAAAAAAAGAATTTGTAAATAATTTCGATCCTAACCTTGACACAGAGGTCGAAGAAGGCTACGAGCTAATAAATGACAATGTTAAGCCCGTCGAGAGAAAAAGAAAACCTCACAAGAATGTAAGCGTCTTCTGTCAAGACTGTCAAAAAAATATAGAAATCAATCCACAGTTTAAACGGGAGCCTTATTTCTGTGACTTCATCAAACTCGGACAAAAATGTCCCAACAGTTAACAATGTGGCATCTGAAAAAGCCGTATTGTCTGGGATGATAAGATACGGTTATGATGCTTTTCTTGATGTGTCTGGTCTAGTAGAAGAACAGACTTTTACAATTGATGAAAATAAGGTTGTATACAAATGCCTTTCTAAGATTTTTGAGACTTCACAAAATGTGGATTTAACATCTATTCTATCTGCGGCTCAACAGCTTGACCTGTCTGAGTTTATAGAGAAGAAGGATGTGCTAAATCATATCAAACACTTGATGCACTATGATGTCCATGTTGATAACATCAGGCAACATGCTCAAAAGATTCGCAAACTACAGTTAACTAGAGATTTACAGAATCAATTAAGGTCAATTTACACATCGTTATCAGAAGTTGATGGCGATGAGACAGTGACGGAGATTGTCTCAATTCCAGAAACCCAGATACAAAACGCCTGCCTGAAGTATATCCGGGAAGATAATAGCACAACCAAGCTAATCGGGAAAGACCTAGACGAGTATATTTCCCATTTAAAAGCAAATGAAGAAACTGAACCCGGAATAAGCAGCGGCTTTCCGATCTATGATAAGGCGATTGGTGGCGGATTCAGGCGTGGTGCTGTTGATTTGATTGGTGCTAGAGCAAAGTGTGGCAAGTCCACACTGGCTGACAATGTTGCAGTCAATATTGCGAATCGCGGTACTCCGGTGTTGATCCTTGATACAGAAATGTCTCAAGAAGATCATTGGAATAGACTGCTGGCAAACCTTTCGGGCATTGCAATAAACGACATCTCAAGCAGTAAATTCAATAAAGAAAAGCAACTTATTGATAATGTAGAAAAGGCTGCTGAAATAGTAAAAGAAATGCCGTATCACTATATAAGTGTTGCCGGTAAATCATTTGATGAAATTCTAGGAATTGCTAGAAGGTGGTTGTTTAAGCATGTTGGTTATAATGAAGAAGGCAGAATGAATGATTGCTTGATAATTTATGACTATCTCAAACTAATGACATCCGAGAGTATAAATAATAACCTTGCAGAGTTCCAAGCATTAGGTTTTCAAATTACACAATTGCATAACTTCTGTGTCGAGCATGATGTCCCATGCTTGGCATTTGTTCAATTAAATAGGGATGGTATTACTAGAGAATCTGAGGATGTTATTTCTGGGTCGGACAGGTTGATCTGGTTGTGTACATCATTTTCTATCTTTAAGGCGAGGGGTCAGGAGGAAATAGCGGAAGAAAACATAGGTAGTAGAGTAAATAGGAGATTGATACCTATTGTTGCACGACATGGTCCAGGAATGGACGGCAACAGTATATTTATGAGAATGACCGGTGAATTAGCGAGACTAGAAGAGATAGGCACTAAACGAGATGCTGAAAGAATACACAAAGAAGAAAAAGATGGATTCGCAGACCAAGAAGACTCAGATCAAGACGTCAGCGATTCTCCAGATAGAGAAGTTGATGGCGGCACTTGATATAGATTTATTTCACAGTGCTGATAAAATGATTGGCCCTTGTCCAGTGCATGGTGGTGACAACCCATCTGGATTTAATGTTAATTCCGACGCTGAGTCACAATGGGGTGGTGCTTGGTTTTGCAATACGCAGAAATGTCATGAAAAATTCCCTAATGATATACTTGGTCTAATCCAAGGTATTTTGAGTAGAAAAATGAATAAGCAGGTGTCATTTCAAGAAACTCTCAATTATATTGAATCTGTTATTTCGGTTGACAAGACTGCGATAAGAGTCAATAACTATGATGTGGTACACCAAGTCTTCAAAAAAAAACAAGATAACAGCATACTCTGCTATAGAGATAGACTACTACAAACCCTGATTATTCCATGTCCATACTTTGTTAAAAGAGGTTTCTCTAAAGAAGTTTTGGAAGAATTTGGTATTGGTTTTTGTGGTGATAAAACAAAGCCAATGTACAACAGAAGTGTGTTCCCAATTTTTAATCCGGGAAACTTCGATAATAATGAAATTGTTGGTGTTGTTGGCAGAGCCATAGACGATAATACTAAAGAAAAGTGGAAATTCAGCAAAGGATTTCATGCTGGCAAGAATCTCTTTGGATACAATAAAGCATATGAGAGAATGAAAAAGACCGGATCAGTTGTACTGGTGGAGGGTCAGGGTGATGTTATCCGACTCTACGAAGCTGGCATTCTTAACTGTGTCGGTATTTTTGGCTGTGATTTAAATCAAGAGCAGAGTATACTCCTAGAAAGAGCATCTATAGATAATATCATCCTGGCTCTTGACAACGACAAGGCGGGTCGTCAGGGTAGAGATAAGATTATCAAACAATATAAAAGAATGTTCAATTTAAAAACTGTAAACTTCGACAAAAAGGATATTGGCGACTTAACAGTTGATCAAATCAAAGAACAAATTATACCACAGATAAAGAAATATATATAATGTCAAATATCATCGCATTTGCTGGCGCTAAACAATCTGGCAAAACTACATCTGTAAACTTCCTGCATGGTCATGAGATGAAGTCTTATGGTTTCATTAAGGAATTTTTTATAGATGAGGGTGGTAGACTAGTAGTAAATGCGAAATACCTAGATGATAACGATAAAGAATTTGAATCTATGGGCGTGTTTGATGTTTTTCAGGAAAGTCAGACCTTTGCCGACTACGCATCAAGCACCTTTTGGCCCTTTGTCAAAGCTTATAATTTTGCAGACCCACTAAAGAGAATGTGCATAACTCTATTTGGTCTTGATAGGGATCAGTGCTATGGTACTGATGAGCAAAAAAACAGTCTGACCGATATTCTATGGGACGATATTCCTATTGTGCTAACCGAAGGTAAATTTCAAACCTTTGATGGTAGTAAGTCAAATTCCGGACCAATGACTGCCCGCGAGTTTATGCAAACTTTTGGTACAGACATCTGCCGTAAAATAAAAGACGATATTTGGGTTTCACTCTGTATCAAACAGATCAAAGACGAGAACCCCAACCTAGCACTCATTGGAGACTGTCGATTCAAAAACGAAATAGATGCGGTCCACGAAGCTGGCGGTAAGGTTATTTACTTTACTAGAAATTCAGAATCATCAGATGGGCATGATAGTGAAAAAGCATCTGAATATAAAGATCATTATGATTGTATTATTGATAATACTAATATTGGTATAGAAGAACAGAATAAGCTTGTGCTTGAACAGATTCAGGCATGGGGGATTTTACCTAAATATATAAATATGTAGATTGCTTATGTTAGTATGCTATCACAGATCTAGTTCACTTGGTCAGTTAGAATTTTGTGAACAGAAATTCTTTCTCCAATACAA